GTATACTATCAAAGACGGGTAGTGATGCTAAGAAGATGTTTACCGATAAGGTTGTTCCTATATCACAGAGACTTCCATTCTTTTTTAAACCGATACAGGATGGTATGGACAAACCAAAGACGGAGCTAGCATTTAGGATTCCTGCATCTAAGATTACAAAGAAGAATATGTCAACCATTGATGATACAGGGATGGACGGACTTGATACTACAATAGATTGGAAGAACACAGACGACAACTCATATGACGGTGAGAAGCTTTTACTATTAGTACATGACGAGAGTGGTAAGTGGCTTAAGCCAAATAATATATTAAACAATTGGCGTGTAACTAAGACCTGTCTAAGATTGGGTAGTAAGATTATTGGTAAGTGTATGATGGGCTCAACATCAAATGCACTAAACAAGGGTGGTGAAGAGTTTAAGAAACTATACAACGACTCTCACCCAACTAAAAGAAATGCAAACGGACAGACTAAGAGTGGTCTATATAACCTATTCATTCCTATGGAGTGGAACATGGAGGGTTTCATAGATAGATATGGAATGCCTGTACTGAGAAAACCCTCTAAGCCTGTGCTCGGTGTAGACGGAGAGATGATTGATAATGGAGCTATTGACTATTGGGAGGCTGAGGTTGACTCATTAAAGAATGACCCTGACGCACTCAATGAGTTCTATCGTCAGTTTCCAAGGACAGAGTCTCACGCATTTAGAGATGAGAGCAAGCAGTCTCTATTTAACCTTACAAAGATATATCAGCAGATAGACTTTAACGACTCATTAATAAGGGAGCATCACCTAACAAGGGGAAGCTTTCATTGGAAGGACGGAATAAAAGATAGTACAGTGATTTGGAGTCCTGACAAGAGAGGTAGGTTCCTTATTAGTTGGACACCTAAGAAGGGATTACAGAATGGTGTTATAGAGAAGAGAGGAATCAAATATCCTGCCAATGAGCACATCGGTGCATTCGGCTGTGACTCATATGACATATCAGGAACTGTAGGTGGAGGCGGCTCTAATGGAGCATTACATGGATTGACAAAGTTTAATATGGATGACGCACCATCTAATGAGTTCTTCTTAGAGTATGTGGCTAGACCACAGACAGCAGAGATATTCTTTGAGGAGGTACTGATGGCTTGTGTATTCTATGGTATGCCAATACTTGTAGAGAATAACAAACCTAGACTGCTATACCATTTTAAGAACAGAGGATATAGGGGCTTTAGTATTAACAGGCCCGACAAGCACTATAACAAGCTCTCTAAGACAGAGAAGGAGCTTGGAGGTATACCTAACTCAAGCGAGGACGTTAAGCAGTCTCACGCATCCGCAGTGGAATCTTACATCGAGAAGTATGTAGGTATAGACCTAAGTGGAGCGTATAGAGATATGGACGACATGGGCTCTATGATGTTTACTAGAACGCTTGAGGATTGGGCTAAGTTTGATATTAGTAATAGAACTAGGTATGATGCAACAATAAGCTCAGGACTTGCAATAATGGCGACTCAGAAGAACTCGTATATCCCTGAGAAAAAAGAGTCGAAAATAAGTATTAACTTTGCAAGGTATAGTAATAAAGGAACAACAAGTGAATTAATTAGAAGATGAAGGATGTAAAGATAAACATTTCATCTGTAGGATTCCCAAGTCAATTTGTGTCTGATGCAGAGAAAGCTACAGACGAGTTTGGATTACAGATTGGTCAAGCGATTCAGTATGAATGGTTTAGAAAGGATAGCAACTCTTGCAGATACTATAGTCAGTGGAGAAATTTTCATAGACTAAGATTATACGCAAGGGGAGAGCAGTCCATTGCCAAATATAAAAACGAGCTAGCGATTGATGGAGACTTGTCATATCTTAATTTAGATTGGACACCTGTCCCTATACTACCTAAGTTTGTAGACATCGTTGTAAACGGAATGTCTGACAGGCTGTTTAGGGTTAAGGCATACTCAGAGGATGCATTATCTCAAGCGAAGAGAAGCAAGTACCAAGATATTATAGAGGGTCAGATGGCCGCTAAGGATGTTCTTCTTACTATACAAGAGAAGTCGGGTGTTGACCCATTCGCTATGAACCCTGCTGAGCTTCCTGAGAATGATGAGGAGCTAGCACTATACATGAACCTAAACTACAAGCCTGCTATCGAGATAGCAGAGGAGGAGGCTATTGATACTATATTCTCAGAGAATCACTATCAAGATATTAGAAAGAGACTAGACTATGACCTAACAGTTTTAGGTATTAGTGTTTCCAAGAGTGAGTTCCTTCCGGGTTCAGGAGTAAAGGTCTCTTATGTAGACCCTGCTAACGTGGTCTATAGCTATACAGAGGACCCACACTTTAAGGACTGCTTCTATTGGGGTGAGATAAAGACAGTTCCACTAACTGAGTTAGTTAAGATAGACCCCACGCTAACAAGAGAAGACCTAGAGGATATATCTAAATACAGTCAGAGTTGGTATGATTACTACAATACCGCTCAGTATTATGAGAATGATATCTTCTATAGAGATACCTGTACCCTGATGTACTTTAATTATAAGACCACAAAGAAGATTGTCTATAAGAAAAAGATTCTTGAGGGTGGTGGCTCTAAAGTTATTGAGAAGGATGACCAATTCAATCCACCTGTAGAGATGATGGAGGAGGGTAGATTCGAGAAGATTGAGAAGACTATTGATGTTTGGTACGATGGCGTTATGGTTATGGGTACAAACATTATCCTTAAGTGGGAGCTTGCAAAGAATATGGTACGACCAAAGTCTGCAAGTCAGCACGCTCTACCAAACTATGTCGCAGTAGCACCACGAATGTATAAGGGAGTGATTGAGTCATTGGTTAGAAGGATGATTCCTTTTGCTGATTTGATTCAGATGACACACCTTAAGCTACAGCAGGTAATATCGAGAGTTGTGCCGGACGGTGTATATATAGATGCAGACGGATTGAATGAGGTAGACCTTGGAACAGGCAGTGCCTATAACCCTGAGGATGCATTAAGGCTATACTTCCAAACAGGTAGTGTGATTGGTAGAAGCTACACTCAGGATGGAGAGTACAACCAAGGGAAGGTTCCTATCAAGGAGCTTCAGTCATCATCAGGAGCGAGCAAAGCTCAGATGCTGATATACAACTATAACCACTATCTTGATATGATACGTGCGGTCACAGGATTAAACGAGGCCCGTGATGGCTCTACACCTGACCCTAACTCATTGGTTGGTCTACAGAAGCTAGCGGCACTAAACTCTAACACTGCAACAAGACACATACTTGATGGTAGCCTCTATATATATAGAAGTCTTGCAGAGTCCTTAACATATCGTATTGCCGATATTCTTGAATACTCTGACTTCAAAGAGGAGTTTATCAATCAGATAGGTAAATATAATGTAAGTATACTTGGTGAGATAGGTGATTTGTACCTATACGACTTTGGTATATTCATTGATGTTAGTCCTGACGAAGAGGAGAAGGCTCAGTTAGAGCAGAACATTCAGATGGCACTATCTAAGAATGATATCAACCTTGAGGATGCTATTGATATCAGAGAGATAAGAAACATTAAGCTAGCTAATCAGTTCTTGAAGATGAAGCGTAAAGCCCTTCAGCAGAGAGAGAGTGAGATGCAGATGCAGCAGCAGGCTATGCAGCAGCAGGCACAACTACAGTCACAGCAGATGGCGGCAGAGACAGCTATGCAGAAGATACAGGCAGAGACACAGTCTAAGATGCAGGTTAAGCAGGCTGAGATTGCTTTTGAGATTGAGAAGATGAAGAACGAGGCAGAGCTTAAGAGACAGTTGATGGCTGAAGAGTTCAACTACAGTATGAGTCTGCGTGATGTATCTGAGAATGCTCTACAGAGTAGAGAGACTGAGAGAGAGAAGGCTAAGTCTGATAGAATTAGTCAGCAGAATACGGAGCAGTCACAGCTAATAAATCAAAGAAAGAATAATCTACCTCCACAGAAGTTTGAGTCTAATGAGGATAGCTTAGATGGATTTGATTTAGCTGAGTTTGAACCCCGTTAAATCGCTCGAAAAAAATAACTAACTTTGTAAAAATCAAATTAAATGGAAATTAAAGTAACAGCAGTTGGTACTCCTGAGAGTAAATCAACACAAGAGGTAGAGAAAGAACTTCTTGAGAAACACGAAGAGTCGTTAAACGATGAATCGGGAGAGACTAACAACGAAGTAGTGGAGTCAAGTACTGAGAGTGTAGACACCACGCAAGAACAAGAAGATACACAGCCGGAAGGCGAGATAGAAACTCAATCCTCAGAGTTAAGTGAGGAGGACGTTCTTTCATATATTGGAAAAAGATATGGCAAGGAGATTAACTCTTTTGATGAGTTGGTATCTGAGCGAGAATCTTCAGAGGAATTACCTGAGGATGTCGCAGCCTATCTTAAATACAAACAAGAGACGGGTCGTGGATTCGAGGACTTTGTTAGATTACAACAAGACTTCGATGATATGCACCCTGATGATTTGCTAGAGTCTTATTATAAGGCCACTGAAGAAGGGCTTGATGATGACGACATCGACATTATGCTTGAGGAGTTTGACTATGACGAAGAGATTGATGACGAGTCAGATGTTAAGAAGACTAAGCTAGCAAAGAAAAAAGCGATTGCAAAAGCGAAGAGTTACTTCAACGGAATGAAGGAGCAATACAAGCAACCACTTGAGTCAAGTGGAGGTGAGGGCTCGGGAGTTAGTTCGGAGGAGCTTGATAGCTATCGGCAATATATAAAATCTGCTGAAACCCAAAAGGTTGAGGGGGAGCGTAGACGAGATTGGTTTATTGAAAAAACCAACGAGGTGTTCGGAGGAGAGTTCAAAGGTTTTGAGTTCTCTGTTGATGGTAACTCCGTCTTATATTCACCGCAGTCCGCAGATGCATTAAAGAAGGAGCAGTCAAATGTTATGACCTTTATAAATAAGTACATGACAGATGATGGCTTAATCTCAGATGCTGAAGGATACCATAAGGCAATAGCAGTTGCATCAAACCCTGAGAAGTTTGCTCAGTTCTTTTATGAACAAGGCAAGGCTTCTGCAACCGAGGATGTTACACGTAAGATGAAAAATATAGAGATGTCTGAGCGTACAGCACCCGAGGCGACAACAAAGGGAGGGATGCAGATTCGAGCTGTCAACCCTGATTCGGGTAAAGGCTTGAAAATAAGAAGTATAAAGAAAAAATAATTTTAAAAGAAAAAGAAAATGGCAGTACAAGCAGTACCGGGATTTGATTTGCAGCCATCTGCAACGCAGATTCCCACAGCAACAAACTACATTACCGACTTCAACTTTTTGAATCAGTATCTTCCTGATACATATGAGAAAGAGTTTGAGCGTTACGGTAATAGAACAATTGCATCTTTCCTACGATTAGTAGGAGCAGAGATGCCTTCTAACTCAGACCTTATCAAATGGGCGGAGCAAGGAAGATTACATACGAAATACACTCAGGTAGGAACAGCCGCAGCAGCGGGTGCTTTAAACCCCACCTTTAGAGTGAATGACAACCTTACACCTGCAGGTTCAACCGCAGGAGCTTTAGGAACAGCTACAATGGCTCTTAGAACAGGACAAACAATTATGATTGTTCAGAACAACGGAAGCGGAAGCAATAAAGGAGTTATAACAGCAACTAATGTTGGTGCAGTAGCTACTGATTTTACTGTAGCTTTATATGAGGCGGCAGGTCTTGCTACAGCGGGTACAGGAGCAGTCAACTCTGATGTTACAATATTCATATATGGTTCTGAGTTCCGAAAAGGAACAATCGGAATGGCAGGTTCTTTAGAGGCTGACGATATGATTTTCGATAACTCTCCAATTATCTTGAAAGATAAGTATTCTGTATCAGGTTCTGATATGGCACAGATTGGATGGGTTGAAGTACAGACAGAGAACGGAGCAAACGGATACTTATGGTATTTGAAGTCTGAGCATGAGACTCGCCTACGTTTTGACGACTATCTTGAGACTGCAATGATTGAAGCGGTTCCGGCAGAAGTAAATTCAGGAGCTTCTAACGCAGGATTAGGAGCAGGAGACAACCCTGACTTTGGTAACAAAGGTTCTGAAGGTATCTTCTACGTAGTAGAGAACCGAGGAAATGTATGGGGCGGTGGAAACCCTGTCGCACTTGCAGACTTCGATGCTGTTATCTCACGTCTTGACAAGCAAGGTTCTATCGAGGAGAATGTTATCTTCCTAGACCGACAGTTTGGATTCGACATTGATGATATGTTAGCAGCTCAGAACTCTTATGGTGCAGGTGGTACATCTTACGGATTGTTTGACAATGACGAAGAGATGGCACTTAACCTTGGATTCACAGGATTCCGAAGAGGATATGACTTCTACAAGTCTGATTGGAAATACTTGAATGACCCAACAATGAGAGGTGGACTTCCAACAGGAGCTAACTCAGGACGTGTAAACGGACTATTAGTACCTGCAGGTTCAACTACTGTATATGACCAAATCATGGGTAAGAACGCTAAGCGTCCTTTCCTTCATGTACGTTACAGAGCTTCAGAGACTGAAGACAGACGATACAAGACTTGGATTACAGGTTCAGCCGGAGGAGCTCGTACTTCTGACTTAGATGCAATGGAAGTAAACTTCCTTTCTGAGAGAGCAGTATGTACTCTAGGAGCAAACAACTTCTTCTTATTCCAAGAGTAAGAGTAGTTAATACAATACAAGGGAGTGTCTTAGGGCACTCCCTATTTTTAAAAAATTAAATTTTATCTAATGCAAAAGAAAGACAAATATACAGACAAAGCCTATAGGCTTAAAAAAGACAACTCCCCACTTACGTTTATGTTACCAACCCGTAATACTAAACGATATCCACTACTATGGTTTGATGAAGAGACAGGGGTAAACAGACCACTAAGATACGCACGAAATCAGAAGACCCCATTCGAGGATGAGCAGGACGGCAATGCAATTGTTGAGCCTATAATCTTTGAGGATGGTATGCTTTATGTACCTAAAAATAATCAGGTTCTTCAGAAGTTCTTGTACTATCATCCAATGAATCATTTGAAGTACGAAGAGATTAACGATGAGAAGGATGCATCAGAGGATGTAGAATTCTTGAACCTAGAGGTTGATGCATTAATTGAGGCACGACAGCTAAGTATAGAGCAGCTTGAGAACATCTCATCTGTATTATTTGGTATAGATGTATCAAAGATTTCTACAGCCGAGATGAAGCGAGACATACTTGTGTACGCTCGTAACTATCCTGAAGACTTCTTGAATGTTGTTAGAGACCCTGAGCTGAAGCTACAGTCCAAGGTGATGATGATGTTTGATAGGGGAATCATTCAGTTTAGAAAGAATCAGAAGGAGGTATGGTATAATACCACAACAAATAAAAAGAAGCTACTTACAGTTCCTTTCGGAGAGGACGGTCACTTCACTGTCGCTACTTATTTCAAGAGCGATGAGGGTGTAGAGGCACTGAAGGTTTTAGAGAAGCTATTGTAATTTTTTTATTTGGTATATTATTTGTAGATTTGTAATCCTCATAACGAATGTTTGAATGTTTATTTAAGCAAGAAGGGACCTAAACAGGTCCCTTTTTTTATGTATCTTTGTGCTGAGAATATTCTCATATAATTTGCTAATTTTTTTTATCATGCAAAAGTTTTTATCTATTCCTATCACAGCGACAGGAGAAACATCACAGCTAGTTGCTGTTGATGGTATTGTTCTAATCGAGCAAGCAACAACCGAAACAGTTACTATTACTTACGGAAATGCAGCAGCACAGGATGTTGTTACATTAACTCACGGTACTATGGCCGCTAACAATGTAACTGTAAGAGACCGTATTCAGGACTCTGTAATTGCATCACTTCAGACTTCTTGGACTAATCCAAAGTATGACGTAAGCCTTTCAGGTTTAACCTTGGCAGCAGGTGGGGCAGTAACCGTTACAGGAATTGCTATCGCATAATACAAATAAGTATTGACACGAACAGGAGAGGGCTTTTAAGGAGCCCTCTTTTTTTTTCATTATCTTTGTGTAAACAATAAAGATGATTAACTCAGTAAGGAATACGGTACTGTCCGTTTTAAACAAAAACAACTACGGTTACATATCCCCATCAGACTTCAATCTGTTTGCTAAGCAGGCTCAGCTAGATATCTTTGATGATTACTTCTATCAGTATAACTATCAGATAAATAAAGAGAATGCTAGACAGTCAGGTACAGGACTAGCTGATATCAAGAAGGGGTATGAGGAAGTGATTGAGCTGTTTTCAGAAACAAAGTATCTTACAAACAGTAGTGTTAATACATTCTTTTTACCTGCTCCCGCATATACGGGTGATGATTACTACCTTATCAATAAGGTATTGGGTTATGAGACAACGATTGCAACAGGGACAATAACAACCGTATCTGCAACTCAGCTTATAGATGTTAATGCAACATTTAAAACAATAGATGTTCAGGCAGGAGATATTGTTTTTAATCTTTTACCGACAGCACCAACACACGCTACCGTAACTAATGTAGTTAATGGGACAACACTAGACCTGTCTACAGGGATATTTGATGGTGTAGTAAACCTTGGTGCGGCATATGTTATATTTAAGCCTAAGCAGAATGAGCTTGAGAAGGTTACACACTCTAAGATTACAATGCTTAACAACTCTATGCTGACAGCACCAAGTAGAATGTTTCCTGCGTATACGCAAGAGGCATCGTTGCTAACTGCATTCCCATCAACACTAACAGAGGGAATACTTTGTCAGTACATAAGATATCCTAAGGACCCTAAGTGGACGTATGTAACACTAACAAACGGTGAGCCAATGTTTGATTCTACTCAGTCTGACTTCCAAGACTTTGAGTTAAGTAATGACGACCAAGTAGAGCTAGTCAATAAGATACTTCAGTATGCAGGAATGTCTATAAGAGAGGTAGCGGCAGTGCAGTTTGGTAAAGCTGAGGAAACAATGAATGACCAAAAAGAAAGATAATGGCGTATATATCACAATACCAATACTATGAGAATGATGGCAAGAATCCTGAGGATGCTAATTGGGGCTCCTATCAGTATGTCAGCCTATATGATATTGTAAATAACTATATGCTGATGTACTCAGGGAACCACTCGATAGTTAATAACGAGGAGAGATACAAGATATTATTCCACGCAAAGCGAGGGATTCAGGAGTTAAACTATGATGCGTTCAAAGAGATTAAGGTACTACAGCTAAATGTAGACGATGCCCTGAGGTTTGTTCTACCACCTGACTATGTCAATTGGGTTAGGGTATCACTGTATAAGGATGGATTGATTCGTCCTTTGACAGAGAATATTCAAATCAATAGCTCGAGTGCTTACCTACAGGACAATAACTATAAGATATTATTTGACCAAGACGGAAACGTATTGAAGCCTGAGTTCTCTAACCTTGATATGGATAGGATTACAGGCACACAGAAGAGCATCTACCTTAACGAGGCTAGTCCTTTTCACGGAGCTGAAGGCTATAACTACGATGGGTATTGGTACTTTGACTACGGCATAGGAGCAGCCTATGGCCTTAATACAGAGACGGCTAACGCTAACCCTACCTTCAAGATAGATAAACGCTCAGGCGTAATAAACTTTGACTCCTCTATGTCAGGTGAGTCATGTATACTAGAGTATGTATCTGATGGTATGGAGAATGGTGCAGACACATTGGTTCAGGTAAACAAGTTATTTGAGCAGTACATATACTCTTACATCACGTATGAGGTTTTAAATTCAAAGCTAAACACACAGGAGTATGTAATTGCTAGGGCTCGCAGGAAGAAAAGTGCAGAGCTACGCAATGCTAAAATCAGAATAAGTAATATTCACCCCGGAAGATTATTAATGAATCTTCGAGGGCGTGATAAATGGATGAAATAGATGGCTAATACAAAGCGGCATTTTATATCGGGCAAGATGAACAAGTCGGTAGACGAGAGACTTGTCCCTAATGGAGAATACATTGATGCGTTGAAC